ACAATTAACTGATTATATAAATTCAGCAAGGGAACGTGTAGTTCGTGATACTGGGTGTTTAAGACAAATTGTAGTAACCCAGACTCCCATAGTGCAAGGTGGTACTCCTACTGCATGGGTAGCAAATACAGCAGTCACCGCAGGCTCATACGTCTTTAGTAATATCTTCATTTACCAATATCAAACCAATGGTGTGAGTGGTTCTACTGCACCACCGTATCCTGCTAACGGTACAAACAACTATACCAATTACCCACCAAGTACAGCATTTGCAGACGGTACTGCAACATTACTTTATGTCGGTAATTGTGAAATTATTACTTTTGAAAACCTAACCTCCATACTGTCAAGTATGCCTTTGTCAAATACTTCTGGTAACACTGTGCTAGACATTGTAAATATAAACTTGTATTGGGGTAATACTAGAGTACCTTTAGATTATTTAGCGTGGTCGGATTTTAATGCACGTCTTAGGTTTTGGCAAAATTACATTGGTAGACCGCTTGCATTTAGTGTGTATAGCCAAGACAGAATTTATATAGGACCAGTACCTGATCAAGCCTATCAAGTAGAGATTGATTGTGTATTGTTACCTAATGCACTTAATTTATCTACTTCTACTGTAGCAGACGTGATTAATGATCCGTACACTACGGCTGTTAAATTTTATGCTGCTTATCTTGCTAAATATTATGAACAAAGTTTTGGTGAAGCAGAAATATACAAACAAGAGTATCAACGTCAGATTGCCTCTATTGTCAACACTATCTATACGAGGCGTATTCCAACCATTTATAGTAGTCCTATGTAAATGGCAAGCGCAGAACAGAAAAAATCGTACAAGGTTGTTAAGCAATTTAAAAGTCTTAACACCAAAGCTAACCGCACCTCAATTGAAGATGATGAGTTTAGTTGGTTAGAAAATGCTCAACCAGTCGGTTATGCTAACTTAAAAATTATTCCAACCGTATCCAATGTGACTAATGCTACTGGCACAATTGTGACTTTTAGTAATACGGTTACTACGTTTGCTTCTGTTAATTTAGGATTAAATGATTTTGTTGTAGGTTTTGAAGCGAATGGTGCATCAGAATATTACAACGTACAAAAACAAACAACAGGAAACGTGGCTGTTGCAGGCACATTTTCTAATGCGGGAATTACTTATTCTCAATACAACAATGATCGGATGTTAATTCTTGATCCAAACAATGGTTTGTATTCTTGGGATGGCAACAACACAGTTTCAATAGGCTCGATTGGTACAATTGCATTGACATCGGCAGGAAATGCCTACGCTTCTGCGCCCACCGTCACTATCTCTGCTCCCGACCAAATAGGTGGAACGCAAGCTAATGCAGTATGTACCATTTTAAACGGTAATGTTAGTACCATCACCTTATTAACAGGTGGTTCTGGTTATACCAATGGTTCTAATGTTACCGTTACTTTTTCTGGTGGCGGAGGATCAGGAGCTAATGCAATTGCTGGTATTACTACTTTTGTTACAGGAACATTAGCTTTTGCCGTAGTGTCTGGAGGCTCAGGCTACACTAATACTGCTAATACAACCATTGCTATTTCTGGTGGCGGGGGTACGGGCGCAGTAGCTAAAGCGATTATTCAAGGAAATGCCATTACGCAAGTCATTATGACCAATAATGGTACAGGTTATACCAATGCAGCGAATATTTCTGTGACTATCACAAATCCTGGTGGTTCAGGTGGCAATACGGCTGTATTACAACCTATTGTGAATAACAATCAAAACGTGGGTGTAGCAACATTTAGTGGTAGGGTGTGGGTTGCACAAGGAAGGACCGTATATTATTCAGCAGCAGGCTATTATAGCGATTTTACAAGTGTTTCTGCGGGCTATTTGACTTTAACAGACTCTACTTTGCATGGAAACATCATTCAATTATTAGCTGCCAATAACTTTTTGTATATTTTTGGTGATGATTCGATTAATGTGTTTTCTGATGTTAGAGTTACATCAACTGGTGTGACTATTTTTACAAATACAAACGTATCTGCATCGGTGGGAACAAAACGCCCGTATGCCATATTTCCGTACTTCCGTTCTGTATTATTTATGAATGATTACGGTATTTATGCTTTAGTGGGATCTACAACATCTAAATTATCCGATAGTTTAGACGGAATGATTCCAAATATTGACTTTAATAGTCCTATTTATGCAGGACAAGTCTTATTAAATAACATTTTATGTGCTGCATTTAACTTTAGATATTATGATGCAGTGTTTAGTCAAAGTTATCGCTATATTCAAGCTGTATTTTTTGAGAAAAAATGGTTTATTACTTCACAAAATAACAGTTTAGCTTATATCACTTCAGTGCCTGTTCTTGGTAAAATAGGGCTATATGGTACAGATGGTAAAACTTTATACCGTTTGTATAACGATTTTAGTAATACGATTGCTTCTATTGTGCAGACGGCTTTATTGCCAATGGATGATAATATTCGCACTAAACAGGCTTTAAAAATAGGTATTGAAGGTACTAATACTAATGCAGCAGCAAATTTAAATGTAACAGTAGACAGTGAAGCAGGATCAAGTCCTACGGTTGTATTAACCAGCACGGTTGGTTGGCAAAACAATGCAAGTCAGATTGTGCAGTGGGCAAATGCAACTGGAACAATTATTGGTTGGACAACGACTGGTTATTCTTTGTTTAAATCTGATGCAAAACAATATGGAAAATATTTAGGAATGACAATACAATCAAGTAGTACGCCAGGATTTGTTTACAACGGTTTTGAATTTGAACACGAATTAAGAGTGAGGTTCTAATGGCTGGAGTTCCGTATACCTTTGCAACTGCATCAACTACGATACCGTTATCGCAGTTAGATTCTAATTTTCAAACACCAATAACAATTGGTAGTACAAACATGAATCTTGGTCAGGTTGTTACGACCATATCAGGGTTAACACTAACTAATGTAACCATTTCTAGCGGTAATGTTACGGTGAATAGTGTGAGTGGTAATGCCACTATTGTTGGTGGAACGATTAATAATACCAGTTTGTACAATGTTTCAATTATCAATGTTGCAACAACATTTCCTAATAATTTTTTAGCAAATTCAGGAATTACATTAGGTACTACTACTGCTAATTTAGGTTCAACAATTAGCACACTTGGAAATTTAACTTTACAGAATGTCACAATTAATTCTGTATCTTCTACATTTCCCAACAATTTTTTAAGCAATAGTTCAACTACACTTGGTAATACTACTTTAACTTTAGGTGGAACAACTGCTAATTTAGGCAATATTACTATTGCAAACGTTACAATTCAAAGTGGTAATGTTACAGGCGCTATTCCTACAACCAATATTGGAAATACAGCTATTATTTTTGGTGGTACAGTTTCTGCGCTTGGAAACCTTGCATTAAACAATGTCACAATAAATAGTGTTTCTACTCCAATTATGCCTGCTCAAGGTGGTACTGGATTAAACACTTTACCATCAAATAATGTATTGATTGGGAATGGAACTGGCTCTCTTGTAACTGTCGCACCTGGCAATAATGGTAACGTATTAACTTCTAACGGAACGTCTTGGGTTAGTGTAACTCCAGGCGCTACAACAGGTAATGTTACTTATGGTAATACAACTGTATCTTTAGGTGGAACATCACCTAGTATAGGTAATTTAACTTTATATAATGCCAACGTAGCCACATATACATCACCTACATCGAATTATCAATCTACACTTGGATTTAAAAATCGTATCATCAATGGTGCGATGGTGATTGACCAAAGAAATAGTGGTGCTAGTGTTTCAACAGCAAGCGGTAATAATATTTATACAGTAGATAGATGGGCTACTTTTTATTCTCAAACATCTAAATATACTATTCAACAAAATGCTGGCTCTGTAACACCACCAGCAGGTTTTAGTAATTATTTAGGGTTTACTTCATCTTCATCATACTCAAGTATTTCTTCTGATTATTTTTGGTTTCAACAACAGATTGAAGGTTTTAATACTGCTGATTTGGCATGGGGTACAGCTAATGCAAAAACTGTAACAATAAGTTTTTGGGTGTATTCATCAATAAGTGGCACTTGGTCAGGTTCATTAGTAAACTCTGCTCAAAATTATTCTTATCCATTTTCTTATACTGTTTTATCTGCTAATACATGGCAACAAGTTTCAGTAACTATTGCTGGTCCAACGGCAGGAATATGGATTGGAGCAACAAACGGTATTGGTATTTCTGTTCGATTTAATTTAGGGTGTGGTTCAACTTATTTAGGAACGGCAGGTTCTTGGTCATCAAATTACTATATTGGTGCTACAGGTTCTAATAGTTTAGTCGGCACAAACGGAGCAACATTCTACATAACAGGGGTACAACTTGAAGTAGGAACAAACGCTACTAACTTTGAATATAGGGATTATGGTCGTGAGTTGATTTTGTGTCAGAGATATTATCAAAGTTTTTCAAATCAAATTTATGCTTGGCAGTCTAATGCTGGTTCTACATTTAGAAATTTATCAACATCATTTCCTGTAAATATGAGAGCTTCTCCAACAGTAATTTTAATTGGTGGAATTGGTGGTTTAACCGTTTCCACAACAACCATAAATGGTTTTTATGCTAACGTAAACATAGGCAATACAACTTCAGATGCTTATATTACAAATTACACTTCTTCTGCGGAGTTATAAATGTATAAACAACATAAAAATATAGACGGAACTACAAATTTAAATAATATAGAAAGAATAATAGATTCTGCATGGATACCGTTTGATTCAGCAAACACAGATTACCAACAATTTAAAACAGATATAGCAAATGGAGTAGAGTTGCAAGACGCTGATGGTAATGTAATAACTGGCGATGCCTTAACAACATTTATAGGAACACTTGCGTAATGGATCAACAAGAAATTTTTAATATTGTTGTTTCTGTTTGCGGTTTTCTTGCAGGCTGGATATTAAATAATATTTACAAAGCCATTAAGGTATTAGAAAATGATATTAAGGATTTCCCACATTATTACGTTACTAAAGAAGATTATCGTAATGACATCAATGATATTAAACAAATGTTGAATAAAATCTTTGATAAATTAGATCATAAGGTCGACAAGTGAATATGGACACGCTCTCCATCGTTAAATTTGGTGACAAAGAGTCATTAGGAGAGTTTTTGTTTGAAAATGGGGTACAACATCTCTTATTTTGGGAAACTTTGACGGATAAAGGTCAAACATACGCTAAATTTCCGATTACAGACGCTAATATTGATAACCTAGATGACTGGTTATTAGCTCACCAAACTGAGCATCAAGCACTTTCAACTTATCTCAATTTAGATAATCCGTTCAATATGTTGGATGTAGACTTTAAATCAGAGAATGATTTTTATGATTGGTTAAGTACGCATTACAACATTCATACACAGATTGCTTCGGTCTTAGGATTAACATAATGGCAACAATTCCGACTTCCCCACCCCAAAAAAAATCGGAAAATCCAAATGAGGAAGTCATGCGTGTTAAAGAATCTTTAAAACAAGCATTGATACAAAACAACATACAACCACAGATGGTTGCAAATTTAGGAAATATGGCATTTTCTGCTATAAAAAATAAAGCATTATATCCAATGGTCATTCAACAAGCTCAACAAATGAAATTGATTGGACAGGATACAAAACAAGGTCATGATTATAAAACTTTAAGCAAAATTGTTGTTGCTGGAAAATTAGCAGAAATGATGATGCAAGAAGGGGGTATGTAATGGCTATAAATTTTAATTTTTTTATTTCAAAAACAATAAAGTTTTAAAAAATGGCAATTTTTTATACTTTTGGAACAATCAATCCAGACTCTCCTGTAGGTGGATTACAAGAGCCATTTAATGTTGTTCAAACAGGTAATACAGGATTAACTGGGGACAATTATGTTTATGACGGAGTTGGTTCCGTAGGAAAAATAAATTCTGACGGTTCTATTACATTTTTACCAGGATGGGGTAGTGACGGAGGCGATGATTACGGTTATGTAAATATTTTTTCTAATCAATATGACGCTAATGGTGATAGTATTTTAGCGGCAAGAGTTAATGATAATGATGTACAAATGACTAAAAATGATTCTTCTATAGTCAATTATATGAATCAAGTACAAGCACAAACAGCAGCTAGTGAAAACAATGGTCTTTTTGACAAGGTTATGGCTGTTGCAACCAATCCTACAACTTCGCTTGCAGTTGCTGCTGCGGTTGTTGCTCCCGCTCTTGCTCCTGCAATTGGTGCTGAATTGGGATTAACAGGAACTGCTGCCGCTGCTGCTGGATATGGAGCAATTGGCGCAGGAACTGGTGCAATCACGGCAGCCGCTAATGGTGGTGACGCTTCACAAATTGCACAAGCTGCTTTAGTAGGTGGAGTTTCGGGAGCTGCAGGAGGAGCGATTGGTTCTGAGGCAAAAAGTTTAGTTCCAGATTTAGGTGCAGCAGGTGCTGCTGCCGTAGGTGGTGCAGCTAAAGGTGCAATAACTCCTGCTTTAACTGGTGGCAGTATTGGTGCAGGCGCAGCAGGTGGTGCTTTAGGTTCTGCATTGGGTACAGAGATTGGTGGAACAACAGGAAACATTTTAGGTGGTGCTACAGGAAGTGCAACGGCTGCACAACTTGCTGGACAAAATGTTGAACAATCTGCTTTATATGGTGGTATTCAAGGTGCTGTTGGTGGTTTAGCAAAATCCATATTTAATCCACAAACAGGACAACAAGTTGCATACAATCCTCAACCAACACAATTAGCAGAAAATCAACCTACTGTAACTATTGATTCGCTTAGTAATCCACAACAAACTACAGATGCACAATCAGGTACTTTTCAAGCAACTCCATTGCCAGCAGGTGTTATGTGGAATCCTGATGTTAACCAATATACTTACGCAGATGGTAGTATTTATCAACCTACATTGAATGAACCATCAGGAGATAGTTTATATCTTAGTAACGCAGGAACTTATCCAAGTTCTACGGCTGATTATTCAGGTGGTGGTTCAACATCATCCACATTGGGTGGTGCATTAGGAACACAAACAACTCAACCTTTATCGGCTGGAGCATTAGATGTAACTGGAAAACAAACTTCTACAATTGATGAGGGTGGAACTACACAAAAAGGTCAAGCGACACCGAGTGATAAATTACAGTTAATCAGTCCAACCATTGTTTCTTCTGGTGGAACATCTCCACAAGTTTTATCTAGTGTTTTAGGCGCACCATCTTCCTCTATTCTTGGACAAGCATTACAATCAAGTAATCCAGATCCTGCAACAACAGGAAATCCTATTTTTCAAGGGGATGACAAGAATCAACGTAATGTGTGGAATACTGAATCTTTACGAACTGCATTAGGACTATCATGACAAAACTGACAAAATCATTAAAAGCTGATTTACCTGCATTAGCTGAATTGTTGCGTTCTAAAGGTAAGAATAATGATAGTATTCTTGCACACATTAATCCCAGAGAAGCCGCCTTACTCAAACGTCATGGTGGTAGTGGAGATATTAACCCTGATACGGGTTTACCCCAATTTGATGATGGAGATGCTACTCTTACAGAAATTGGAGTGAGTCCAGAACAACAAAATGCGCCTTTGCCATCAGATCAAACTGCTTTTAATCAAGCACAACAATATTTTGATTCAACCCCTTCAACAACTGCGCAATCAAATCAAGCACAAGGATTAGTTGATACTGGTGGTAAACCATCGGGTTTAGGAGATTACTCTTTAGCCAGTGGTGTGCCAACTGTAGGATTAGGTCAAACAGGAGTTGCTGGAGGTACTGGTCAAGGATTAGCGGATACTGGTGTTTCACCTTTATATACAGGTGCTATACAAACAGGTCAAGAATTAGCAAATTTACCGTATAGTTCTGCTTTAGGACCAACATCACAAGCAGCTTTAACGCAAGCAACCACACAAGGTCCTACTCCATCAACTTTGGGTAATATTGGTGGTGCATTAGGTAATGTTTCTTCAACAACCTTATTAAAAGCATTAGGTTTAGGTGGTTTAGGATTATTAGGTGCTAGAAATGCGAATGTGGCTGGTGCGCAGAATCAAGCTGCAACTGCACAACAACAAGCAATAGCACAACCTTACCAAGCACAAGGTCAGGAAATGATTGGTGCAGCACAACGTGGCGAATTAACCCCACAAAGTCAGCAAGCCTATCAAGCAGCAATGGCACAAGCAAATCAAGCGATGGCTAATCGTGGTGGTGTTGGACAAGCACAAATGCAACAGCAAATGGCTAATTTGTATAATCAATTATTGCAAAATCAATATACTTACGGCTTGCAAGTTGCGCAGATTGGTGACAATATTGCATTGGGTGCAATACGTTCTGGCTTACAACTAGATCAGTCATTGCAACAGACAACACAGAATTTCTATACACAATTAGCTGCTATTGCAAGTGGTAGCGTGATTGGTGGTACGAAACAAGGAGTTGCGTAATGGCTGAAGAATCTAATATTGTTGAAAAAAAAGAACCATCTACTTTAAGTAAGACTTTAAAGACAGATATGCTTTCCATGCCTGTTATTGGTCAAACCAAAGAAAGTCAGCAATTTACCAAGACTGCACAACCGTATATTGAAAAAGCAGCAGAAGCTGGTGGTGAAGTTAAACGTGCAGAAATTAATCAACAAGCTGGCATGTTGGGTGCGCAAGCACAAGCAACACGTCAGTATGGAGAACAAACAAAGGGTTTAGTACAAGAGGCTGAAAACAAAGAATTGGAATATCCAAGACCAGAGTTTCATCCTACTAAAGAAAATGCAGAGTCATTAGGACAATTGTTTAGTATGGTAGCTACTTTTGGTGTCATGCTGGGTGGTAGTGGAAAACTTGCTTCTCAAAATGCTTTAGGCGCAATGTCTGGCATGTTGAAAGGTTGGCAAGATGGGCGCAAAGATTTATACGAACGTGAGTTAAAAGAGTTTGACAAAGAATATAAACGTATTCAAGACATCCGTACAGACATACAAAACCGTTTGCAAAGATCACTGCAATTAGCGTCTACAGATAAAGAAGCTGCGATGTTGGAAGGTCAACAAGCTGCTGCATTGGCTGGTGCTGACTCTATGGTTAAAGCATTAGTGAATCAAGGAAAAACACAAGCAGCATTAGACCTTGTAAAACAAGCAGAAAACATTGATCAACAAGTTAGACAAAGACAACAGCAAGCTGCGCAACATGAACAAAATTTAAAATTACAACGTGAACGTCTTGATTTAGAAAAATTGAAATTAACACAAGGCGGCGGTAAAGGACAAGGTTTAAATGGTCGTTATGCTTTTAATATCACTGAAGCATCAAAACAAGCTGGACAAGATTTGATTAATATCACCATGATGCCTAAAGGTACAGTTCTTAGTACGTTTGCTGATTTAACAGGAAAAGGTGGAGATACACTTATTGCATCATTAAGAAATACATTTACAAGGTCTAAACTAACTTCTGAAGATCAACGTCAGTTCCAACAATTAATCTCTGGTTTTGACAATAATATGTCTAGGGCTTTAGGTGGTGGTTATGCAAATAGTAGTGCTAAAGCGGCAGTTAAAGCTTATCAAGAACAAGTTGCTAGAGAAGGTGATTCTCCATTAGCTATGGCAACATTTTTAGCTAGAAGTAAACAAGAATTACAAATTTTAGTAGAGGCATTTAAAGATCATCCAGGTGCAAATCAAGGTGAAATTCAACAATTAAATGACATGATGTCAAAAATAAATCAAGCTGTGCCATTTAATGTTAACGATGTAACAACAGCGTCTGGTAGAGGTAGAGAAACAATTTCTTCTGCAACCAAAAAAATGATTTTGCCTAAAGCACCAACTTTACAAGAATTTTTAACAGAAGCAAAAAAAGCAAATCCTAATGCTACAGAAGATCAATTGACGCAATATTATAATTTAAATTATGGAGCTCAATAATGACTGATATTGTTGATCCTTTTAAATCAGGAATGTCATCTGAAATAAAAGATCCTTTTGCAAGTACACAAAATGAATTTTCAACAGAAAAAGAACCTTCTAATTTAGAACGTGCTGGTGCATTTGGTTACGGTGCTGTATCAGGATTTTTAGGTGGTCCTGGAGAATTAGAAAAGTTTGCCACTTATACTGCACCACAATTTTTAGGTTTGCAAGAAAAAGGTTATAAAGAAAAAGCGCCAGAAATACTTGGTGGTCGTTCTACAGTTTTTCCTACAGTCGAAGATGTACAAAAAATGGGAGAAAAAGTAGGAATTAAAAAACCAAAAGAAGGTGTTAGTGGCTGGCAAACAGGTGGTGAAATTATTGGCGGATTAGGTACGTCTTTACCATCATTATTGCGTGGTGGTGCAAAAGCATTATTAGGTACACCATCAAAAACCAGTGAAGCAGTAGCTCAAGAAGCAGAAAAATTAGGATTTAAATTATCACCATCACAAGTTAGACAAGATGTACCATCACCAGCAAAAGGTGCAACAGGATGGGCTGAAAGTAATCAAAAGTTAGCAAATAATCTTGCAAGTGAAGGAACTGGCGAAAAGGTAGCAGAAATTACCACAGATTTTATTGGCAGACGATTAAAAAATTTAGGTGGTGAATACGATAAATTATATAAAGGTAAAGTATTTAATATTGACCAAGATGCAGTCAATGCCATACAAGAAATTGCAAGAGCTGAACAACAATTGCCAGGCGTGGCTGGTGTCAGTCCTGTAAAGCAAACTGCTGAGGATATTATGAAAGGTTTTCAGCGTTTATCTTCAAGAAAAGATGCTGTACCTAATACATTTGGTATTGAAGGAGAAGCTTTACAGCGTATGCGTAATGCGCTTACAGAACGTGCTAGATCAACTAGCAGTCGTGGTGATGCGCATGAAATCTATAATTTAGTAGATAAAATTGATGCGTCAATAGCTAAAAATCATCCCGATGTTGCATCAAAATTGAATGAATTACGCCCAAAATATCGTAACAGTATCATTTTGGAAGATTTATACCGACAAGGTGGTATACGTCAAGGTAATATAAGTTTGGAAAGACTAGGCACAATGTTGCGGGGTAAACCTGATGCAGTGCGCAAAGGTGGAGCTGATATTGATAATTTGGGTGAACTTGGTCGTGAATTAGGTTTGCGTGCTAGATGGGAAACTACTGGTTCTGCCACAACTGGTGGAGAAGATGTGCTTAAAAAAGCATTAGGAACAACCATTGGTGGTATTGAATCTGTGACTGGATTAAAGAGTAGACCAGCTAGAGCAATTCAAAGAAGTGTTGCTAAAACCCCTCCAAGTAAAACAAAATTAGGTTTGGGGGTTGCTTCTGCTCCACAAGCAATTGCTGCTGGAACAGTGGCAAGACCATTAAATCCAAAAGAGGATGAGTGATGAGTAAGAAAAGTAAAGGGGTAAACCCTGATTTAGAAGATGCAGTAAGTCAATTGTTAAGAGAAGTTATGGCTGATACAAATGCTTCTTTAACAGACAAATGTAAAGTGATAGACCGTTCTATCAACATTGAGAAATTAAAACAGAAGCTCTCGGATGACGAATGGGGGTCTGGATTTATTAATCCTGATGACGATGAATAGAATTTGTGCGATTAAGGGCTTGTTCGCCCAAAGTAATCCATGTACAGTTTTCTGGACAATAATTACCATTTACATCAATTCTTTCAATAGTCAAATGTTCATCATAATTGGAAGATTTAACCCATTTAGAAAAATTAGAATAATTATTCCATTCTTCGCAAATTTTAATGCCTCTACCACCATAGTATTTGTAATTAAAATCATTTGGATTTTGACATCTTTGTCTCATTCCTTGCCATATTTTATAAATTCGGGTGTAAGATTCATTGTGTTTAGTAAGTGTTTTTTTACCACGACAAGGTCTACAATAAGGACTTTGATGAGATTTATCTGTTCTTCGCTGAAATGTATTTTTACACCCATCGCAAGTGAAATTAAAATATGATCGGTATTTGTTTGAATCCATAACCTATTATATAATGATTGGGGTAGATACGCAATGATTGGGGTAGTTTTTAAATGTGTTTTTAATGTTTTTTAAGGGGATAAATATGGATGGAATTGCATTAGTAAGATTAGCATTAAATGTTATTGCGGATCGTTTGTTAATTGTTTTGGCTCTTGCCTTATCGTTTAGTTTAGCGTGTTGGGCGATGTGGAATCCAAGATGGGAAACATTAACTGTAATGGCATTTTTTTGTATGTTTAGTTATCTTGCCATAAATTCAAAGGTGAGAAATAATATTGATATAAACCGAACTGATTAGGAGTAACACATGCCAGATTCAATGATTGTAGTGCCACAAGCAGCGCAGACAGATCCCGTAGCGAAATATCGTGTTTCAACACCACAGTCATTGATTGACACAGACTTTGAATATGGTCAACAATCTGTTAAATGGGAACAATTAGCATTAGAAAATAATCGTCAATCTTGTTTCTATTTTACAAACAATCCAATTAACATTTCAAACATTGCTGGTAATGGAACAACTACTATTGTTATTAGTTCTACTTCTAATATTGGTGCTAATCAACCGATATTTTTAGAAGAAACCTTAGATCCTAACGCAAACGGATGGTGGTATACCACTTCTTCAAATGCAACTGCGATTGTTGCAACGACTACCAATGCTACTATATCTGGTACTTTATACAATCCAACTGCTACCTATGGTTATCAAGGATATTTTTATACCAATGCTGGTATTGCCGTAGCAGGTTCAAGTTCTGCTGCAATTATTCTTAATGCTGGTACTGCGTATGTCAATACACTCTACGCACATGGATTGTCTTATGGTTCATTAGTGTATATTGTTAATACTACGGGTGTTGCTGGTTTGAATGGTGCATACATTGTCAATGGTGTGCCTTCTGCCAATCAGTTTACTTTTGCAACTGCTTTAACAGGTACAGTCACTTCAGGTACATCACAAGGTACTGTGTATTCAAGACCATCTGGTTATGTAGAAACCAGAGCATACAACGGTTCTGTAAACTTTACTGCTGGTAGCGCAGTACCGAATCAACAAATGATACGTCAAACAAGGCGTTATTTCCGTTATCAGTCTGGTAAAGCAATTCAGTTTTCTACTGGTACATCCATGAAACCTAAATTGTTAGTCAGCTCAATAACTTCTGTAGGTGCAACTGTAACGGTCACTACTTTTACACCACACAATTTAACAACCAACGCTTACATTCAAACAAGTGGTGCAACTGTTGCAGCTTATAACGGTGTTTATAAAATTGCTTCTGTTGTTAATGCTAATTCATTCACTTATAACGTGGGTTCAACACCTAGTTCATCTCCAGCAATACAGTCTAACGGTACTGTACCGATTGTGAGTCCTTATTCATGGTATGGATCAAGTAATAAGGTAGGATTCTTTGATTCACAAAACGGTATGTTCTTTCAATACGATGGACAACAATTGTATGCTGTATACAGAAACTCTATTAATCAATTAAGTGGTTCTGTTGCTGTGACGCAAGGTAATGCTACTGTAACAGGTACATCTACTGCATTTACAACACAATTATTTCCAAATGATTTTATTGTCATTCGTGGACAGTCTTATAGAGTTGTGAATATTACGAGTGATACGCAAATGTTTATTACTCCTGAGTATCGTGGTGCAACTATTACTAACGCATTAGTGTCAAAAACCATTGATCAAAAGATTCCGCAATCTCAATGGAATTTAGATCCTTGTGATGGTACTGGTCCAAGTGGATATAAAGTAGACCTTACAAAGATGCAAATGTTATACATTGATTACTCTTGGTATGGTGCTGGTGTTATCCGTTGGGGTATGCGTACTACGAATGGTGCTGTGACATATTGTCATTCTTTACAGAGCAATAACATTCAGACCAATGCTTACTTACGTTCTGGTAACTTACCATCGCACTATGAGTCAAATGGTCAAGGTCCATCAACTGTTTTGTATTCCACAATTACCAGTGGTGCAAACGTCATACCCGTTTTAAGTGCTTCTGGATTTAATCCTCAAGGCGGAACAATTAAAATTACAGCTGCTGCAACTAATGGTGCTATTGAGTATGCAACTTATACAGGCATTACATCTAATGCAACAACTGGTTTAGGATATGATCAGTTAACAGGTGTGACTAGGGGTGCAACAGGTGGTGCAGCTGCTACTGGATTTACTGCTGTTTACCCAGCAACCAATGCAACTCCTCCTGTATTAGTAGAATACTCTCCGCCTGACTCTGTGGCTGTGTTATCACACTGGGGTTCTGCTGTGGTCATGGATGGTGGATTTAATAATGACTTTTCACTTATCTTTAACTACGGAACAACATCCAACGTCACGGTAGCCAATGCTGCAACTGTACCTATTCTTGCTATTCGTTTAGCACCGTCTGTGGATAACGGTACTGTTGGTACTTTAGGTAATAAAGAAATTATCAATCGTATGACATTGCAGTTAAAAGAATTGGGTGTGTTGTCTAGTGGATTCTTCTTAATTCAATTAGTTTTAAATGGTGTAACAACTGGATTTACAGGAACTTTTGCATCACCAACACAAAACAATACTTATTCATCTTCTATTTGTCAGGTGGCTGCTAATTCTAATGCAACTGCAACAATTACAGGTGGTGAGTCAATTGGTGCTGCGTATACCAACTCTGGTGGTATATCAGGTAATCAGTCTACATTAGATTTATCTCAAATTTCTGGTATTGGTAATTCTATATTAGGTGGTGGTTTAAATAATAACGTACCATCATCGGTCAATGGTCAATTTCCAGATGGTCCAGATATTTTGTATGTTGTGGCAACCAATACGTCAGGTGCAAGTGCCAATATTGTGTGCCGTTTATCGTGGTTAGAAACTCAAGCATAGGAGCTGAAAATGAAAGATGAAAGTGGAAAGAATGTCAAAATGCACCCATTAAAGGTTGCAACAAGACCAGAAACAATTAGTGATACTTATGGTCATCATGAGCATTATCGTTTAGGAAAGATGCCGATTGGTGGTTTTCAATCTATTTGGAGATTTGAAGATGGTGGAGATTCTAAAAACTCTTACACATCTAAATCTGGTGGAAAGAAGGTGTACTAATGGCTACTAAACAAAAAAGTACATTAGGATTAAAAGCAATTGGTCAGACCATGAATCCTAAGTTAAAACAAGGCGCACCAGAAACATTAGCTGTTGCTGCTGGAGTGAAATCTGCACGTCAATCACATAAAACCGAAACCAAAAAAGGATCAAAATGAACATTAAAGAAAAGTTACAAGCGGACTTAGACGCTAAAAGACAAGAAGTTGCGCAACTCGAACAACAAATTGCTAACATTCCTGCAGAAGTAGAAAATATTGCTGAAGAAGCATGTGATAAGGTTAAAGACTTTTTTAAAGCACTGTAATGTCTTTAGATCCTATCTCTGCCGCATTAGATTTAGGGAATACCCTTATTACGAGGATATTTCCTGATCCTGCACAAGCTGATCAAGCAAAGTTAGAATTATTAAAACTGCAACAGTCAGGCGAATTAGCGTCAATGACTGCACAAACAGATATTAATAAAGTAGAGGCTAGTAATGCGTCATTATTTGTATCGGGCTGGCGACCAGCAATCGGATGGGTTTGTGCGTTGGCATTGTTCTACCAATATTTACTAAAACCAATCATTACATGGTTAGCAGGTGTTGCTGGATATAACGTGCCACTAATGCCAGGACTTGATGACAATTTATGGCAACTCATGATGGGTATGTTAGGCATGGGTGGACTTAGAACATTTGAAAAGGTGCAGGGGGTAGCTGCTAAATGAATGAACAAAAATTAGGGTATTGGGTAACATTAATTGCAACTGTCACATTGTCTATCATATTATTAAGTATGGTATTTGTTTTGTTAACTGGACTTTTTTTTGACAAAGTAGATAACACTAAAATATTTGAAGCGATTACACCAGCATTTCAGACAATTGTTGGTGGATTCATTGGATTGATTACTGGAATCAAAATTGGAGAAACCGATGAAAAATAATTTTGATACAGCGTTAGCGCACGTTTTAAAGTCAGAAGGGCTTTGGAGTGATAACCCTCAAGATCCAGGTGGAGCTACAATGAAGGGAATTACTTTTGCTGTTTTTAAAGACTGGAAACGTAATCCTCATTTAACTAAAGATGATTTAAAAAATATAAGTGACCAAGATGTTTACGACCTTTACAAGCAATTATATTGGGATAAAGTACATGGTGACGATCTTCCTGCTGGTGTCGATTATGCCACTTTTGATGCTGCTGTTAATATGGGTGTGGGTAGAGCTGTTAAACTTTTGCAAGAAGCCGTTGGAGTTGATGCTGACGGTATTATTGGGCAAGGAACGATACAAGCGATTAGTAAGGCGAATACACGTTCTCTTTTAGAAAACTTTTCTGCTGAAAAAACTGCTTTTTATAAATCATTAAATACTTTTGCTACATTCGGTAAAGGTTGGTTAAACCGTGTTGCTAGTGTACAAAGTGAAGCGGAGAACATGATTGCATGAATTCTAAACCTAACCTTTCTGTTGGTAGAGGTGAGAAACAATCTGTTGCTCGTGGCGGTGGTTTGACTGCTAAAGGGCGCAGAAAGTATAACCGTGCAACTGGTAGTAATTTGAAAGCACCACAGAAATCAGGACCACGTCACAAGTCTTTTTGCGCTAGATCAAAAAGCTGGAAAGGTGAACGTGGTAAAGCTGCAAGACGTAGATGGGGGTGTAGATGAAGCCTGGACTGTATGCTAACATTCACAAAAAGAGAGAACGTATCCGTAAAGGTTCTGGTGAACACATGCGTAAGCCAGGTAGCAAGGGTGCGCCCACTGAATCAGCTTTTAGGAAATCTAAAAAGACAGCAAGAAAGACTAGACGTAAACGATAGTATTCATTAGGGGATAAGATGAACAGTTTTGATGTATTTGATACGCTGATTGCTCGGCGTTTTATAACCAGTCATATCATTTGGGAAACCATAGCAAGTGAGTTTGATGATAGGGATTTTGTTGCTCGTAGAGTATCTGCGGATAACGGTCAACGTAGCCTTGAGGAAATCTATGACGCATTTGGAGGATTAAATTCCCAAATGGCACGGGAGATTGAATTAGAAATTAATTCGGCTTTCCCCGTAACAAAAAATTTCGAAAAAGTGAAAAATGGAGATGTTTTAATCTCTGATATGTATTTGCCTGGTTGGGTGATCATGCAAATGTTGCGCAATGCTGGCTTTGATAAGCAAGTCACTATTTATCAAAGTAATGGCGATAAAGCAAGTGGTCGTGCATGGGAAAGAATTAAACCAGATCAACATTTAGGTGACAATATCCATAGTGATGTGAATATGCCTACACAAGCTGGTATTTCTGCTATACACTATGAAGGTACACATTTTACCAACCATGAACAGCATTTATATCATCAAGGATTTCAAGTATTAGCATTACTCATGCGTGAGTTGCGATTACGGTGTCAAGATCATGAATTTACACAAGTTGCTCATCAATACAATATTCCGCTTCTGTTCTGCTTTGCGGAATTGGTACATAGAAGAAAGAATGAGCATCCAGTCGTATTCTTGGGTAGGGACTGTTATCTTTTGGGCAGACTTTACAGTCATTACTATGACACTAGCACTTATTTACCTTTCAGCCGCACTTTAGCATATAAAGATCCACAAAACGCAATTGAGTATTTGCGCACACAAAGCCCACCAGACGCATTATATGTAGATTTAAGCAGTACGGGTGCAACATGGAGTTTTCTTTCATCCTACGTTGATTTAAACGTCTTAGTTGGCATTTATTCTGATAAATTCTTTTACACTAAAGAAAAACCAGTATTACCTAAACACTTTAATTATTTATTAGCTAATTCACAGTTCGGTGATACCAATTTAATTTTAGAAGCATTTAATTGTGCGAATCATGGACACATTAAAGAGTTTAAAAATTGGCAAGCTACCTTTGCAGATCCAGAGTTACCAGATTGGTTAGTGGCTCAAATACATGAGCCTGTCAATCAAGCGATTACACTATCGAAACATTACAAAGATATATTAAGACAAGAATTAGCCAGTAAGTCAGAAAAAGACTTATTGCGTGTATTTGGTGATATGGCATTGATGATCAGTAATCAAGAGCAGTTACGTTTACGTTTGCAGTTATTTTTAGAAAAAGAAAATCAATATTTAGGAGAATTGTAATGCACCTTAATCCATACATATATCAACACATTACTGATAATCACATGGAACATCCCACGATTCCTGTGCAATTGCAACCAAGTTATTCACAAGCCTATGAAGATGTCATTTTAGAGTCTTTATTACGGGCGTATATGCTGCGCACAAAGAAAATGATGTATTTAATCTTTTTTGAGATTGGCGCAAACCATCCAGTAGCTACCAGCGCAAGTTTCTTGCTTAAACAGAAAATGGGTATTCATACTGTGCTAGTAGAAGCTAATCCTGACCTTATACCGCAATTACAGCAACATAGACACAATGACACCATTATCAATGCAGCTGTGACGGATCAAGATGTTGCAGAAGTAGAGTTTTATTTATCTCCAGACAATGAAATATCTTCTTTAAACAAGGATTTTGTCAAAGCATGGAAAGAAGGTGAAGTCAGTGGCGTGATACATGTTCCTGCAGTACGCATCAACAGTTTATTTGATCAGATGCACTTACCAAGACATGTAGACATTATTTTAAGCATTGATATTGAGGGTTATGATTACAACATCCTTGCAGACATTGATTTTGACAAATACAAACCGCTTATTATTATGGTTGAGCCGAGTGAGGAATTTGCGCCTGGCACAATCAATAAGATGATGGAATTGTTAGAGAGCAAAGGTTATATTCTCTGCTCTCAAACATTTGTTAACTTAATCTTTATGCGGCAGGAGTAAGTCTGCCATCAAAGGCGTATGTTCCAATGTGGGATAACTCAGCCCACGGGGCAGCATACACTTTACCACCCATTTTGCGCCAGTTGTAGCAGAAGTGATAATCTTCAGACAACAATCTGCCTGTTTCTGGTTCTATGCTGGTTGCAAAATATTCTGTAATTTTGTCTTGCTGTTCCATGTTTCCGCCTAAATCAGTCACATCATTTAAGTAGAACGGCATAGAATCTTTCATTTTTTCAAATACTTCACGTTTGATAAGCATAAATCCAGTGCCGCCATTAAAGATTTCTACGGGTTCATTAATCGGAACAGTGACTTCTCCAGCATAACCTACTAAATTGACTACAAAACTGCCTGTATGACGTTTTAATTGATCCTGTGGCACGTTATTTTGAACTGCTTTCTCTACACCATGCCAATTGATTTCTTTTTTAGGATAGATACCACAAATAATGTCTTTATCTGCTTGTAAAAGACTTAATACATCTTGTGCTTTAAAGTGAATATCTGCATCAATGAACAAAAGGTGTGTAGAATCTTCTCTTTTTAAAAATGCGTTAGTCAGTGCATTTCTAGCTCTGGTGATAAGAGATTCGTTAAACATAAAGCTAAATGTATTTCCAATACCGTGTTGTTTGAGTAAATCTGATAGTTGGAGAATAGATTGTGTGTAATATCCTGCACACATACCGCCATACATAGGTGTTGCAATAAAAATAGATGCCATTTGAGTTTCCTTTTTTTGGTTATTTAAAAACATGGGTAATAAACGATCTGGTGCAGTGTAGTTCACGGTGTAGCCGTT